TTATTATATATTATATTATTATATATTATACTACATATATAACACTACATAGTAACACACAGTAACAACTAAGTAACACATTTTATATACTACACTACCAGTATTTACTATACTTACAGAACATCTTGCAACGATTACAACGATTGCAACAAACACAATATAGAGCTTTTTTAATTATATTATGATAAAATCAAACATTAATCAAATATCTATATTTAAATATTTCTTGTGTTGCAATTGTTACAATCGTTGCAGTTTTATCTGTAAGTATTGATTTTACTGGCGTTTCGACTTTAAAAAACTGTTGCAGGCTTGTTACTTTGCAACACAACTTTGTTGCAGCTGAATTTTTTACAGTGTTCCGTATTTCAAATAATAATTAATCAATAGTCGTTCATTTGAATAGTATGCGTCCACGCATTCTGCTACAGAATTCCGATAATCTCTCCAGCTTTGTTCATCTGGTTCAAAATCTTCCATCTTTCGTTCAATATACTCTTTTAGTTGTTCGTTTGCATTATATGTTTTACATATAAAATCGTATTGTTCTTTAGTGATATTATGCCAACATTCACAAACATAACCTTCTACTGTATAAACTTCTGGATGTGATGCCATTGTATTTTTGGTTATTTTTAAGGTTAAAACTAAATTAACTACTCAAAATCTACTGGTTCAAACTCTATTGGCTCATCGACTTGTCTTAACGCACAAGTTCGAGGCATTGGAATGTTATCATTGCCAATTATTATGGCAGCCGTGCCCTTGTGTTCAATGATAGGAGGGTGTATGAAAGTCTCTTTTTTTAAACAGTAAAGTAAACTTTTATCGTAAGTAAACTTTTCTCCATTCATTGTTTTGCCCTCCAAATTTGCCAATCGTTCAACCGCAAACTTACACCCATTGCACGCCCTCCAGTTGTCTGGATTCTTTTTACATCGCTTTTCGTGCATTTCAGCAGCCCTTTTGATTTGATAAAGTTTTCTGCAATGTTTGCACCTATAAAAGTCTTTTCCTGTGATAGTTATCATAATTGAAAGTTTTAACCCCACAACGTAGGATAGTTTTTGTAATTAGTTATCAAAATTTCTGTATTTCTGTTTTTAATAGATTGGCGCTCACCGATGTTAACAATATTCAGTTTGCGCTTTTGCGCTTGATCAATAATAAAAGGGTGCGCAAATTCACTCATGGCTCCGTTTATTCCAGAATCAAAAGTTACATCAAAACAGTCTATAACGTCACTTTCAGTCCATTCAGGGCAATCATAATTGTGACTAGTGCCAAGGTAAGGAGGATCGGAATAAACAAACGTGGAGGCCTTGTTTTCGTCACTTATTCTGATTTTTTTAATCACATTCCTAAAGTCACAATTCATGAACTGGCAGCGGTCAATTATAAACAAGTATGTTTTCTCGATGTTTTCGATTAGTAATTCTTTAGTGTTGTATTGGCCAAACCTTAAAGTATTCCCTATCCCATAAAGCGAAAAATTACTTAAGAACAAAAACTCCGCAGCCCTTTGGATTGGTTCGGTTGTTTGTTTTTTCATACATTCTTTGAAATATGTTTCATGACATGGCATGAATCTAATGTAGTTTTCCAGAGCTTCTTTATTTTCCTGTAGAACTTTGAAGCAGTTGTAAACGTCGTTATCAATATCATTTAAAAAATTGTAGCGAGCTTTTGGCTTGTTTAAGAACATACCACCAGCACCGCAAAAAAGTTCAATGTAGGCAGTGTGTGGGGCGAACAGCGGCACTATGTCCGCTGTTAGTTTTGTTTTGTTTCCAGGTCTTCGAATCATTTTATTTGTTTTTGTGAAATATTAATCAACTAATATAACTAAGTGTCAATTAAGATTTTATTTTTTATAATATAATACCATTTACAGCGCAAGCCTCGATTAATATTTGCTCATGGTCTTCGGTAGTCATACCACCATTTGGGTATCTAATTGCAATTGTTTTATTTTTTTCATTGCGAATCTTTAATTTCAATTCTTTTGAAATTTCAAGTTCGGAGTAGGTTTCAAATGCTGATTTCATATCTGTACTCATGATTTCTAGTTTTTAGTGGTTCTTATCATTCATTTCCTATGCAACAAAAGTACAAATCTTTTTGATAAAATCAAAACTTTTAATCAAAAAAAATAACTTATTTTACTAAGTTATTAATTTTCAGGGTGATTATTTTTTATAAAGTCGGTAAGCGGACATAAATACGTCGCTTACCTTAGTGTTATGTGCTATGAAATAAAAATCGGGTGTTCGGATAATTTTTGCCAGTGTGTTACATTGCCTTTTACATCAAAATCGTCTTTTTGATACCAATCTAATGTATGTATTCCACCGATAAAATTTTCATAAGCGCGGGCTATCAATATTTCTTGTTTATCAGTAGCAATTAAAACAAAATCAGTTCTATTACCGTCCCATTCGCCTTTTTCCCATGCCAAAGGTTTTTGTTTTTCAATGTCAATCCATTTACCTTTAATTTTGTTTTTTACTTCTTTTGCTTTTTCCACAAGCATTTTATATTTTATTGCATCAAGCGTAATAAATTCAAAAGCCAATTCCTCTGAACTTTTTGATTTACTAAGTGGTGTCGGGATATTATAATTATTACAAAATTCCTTTGTACTCATAAAATCAATATCCAAAATAAATTTCAATAATTCGTCCATGATTAAATTGATTTAAAAGCACATAACATACGGTATAGTGTCCATGCCGTTGCTTTTGTGCTATGGTTATACTGTGTACTTTTTTATTTACTTTTTTCTGTTAATTAACTTTGTGCGTGTTTAATCCGGCACGGCACATACCGTTTTTCGTTATACCATACCATCTCTTTCCTTTGTCGCATCACCATACCCTTTGCTTCCTCTGTCTGTTTCTGTAAGCTCTATACTTTCAGTTAATTCAGTATTAAACGCTGGCATAAAAACAAGTTGGCCGACCCAGTCCTTAATATTTAAAAACTGCTCCGAAGGAAACCACGGCCTTAATATATTTATCCCATAACGTTTTAAGTTAGAAAACAACAAAGCAGGTTTGAACTTAAAAACTATTTCGCCCCGATGTCCGAAGTCTACCACGCCCACCCCATTGGTTAGTGCCAAGCAAACCTTATAAACGCCACTTTTTAAGAATGCGAAAGCGTGGGGCACAAGGCCAAGCTCTGCCAGTTTGTCGATATATCCAATTTCGAGGGCTATTCCAGTATAATATACTTTGTTTCCAAACTCATCAATGTGACCGCTTTTTTTGCCGTTTTGTCCAGTTTCGACAAATCCAATATCATGGCCAGCATCGTACTTTTGCGCTGGAGGCATTAATCGAGCCTCTGGAGAAAGTTTTTTGTACTTGACTGGCAATTGTGCCAGCGGTAAGTCGTTAATTGTTTTCATAGATTAAAATCTAATTGGTAAAGTTTTGTAGTTTTCTTTAAAGTGCTGGAGTGTTTCAGCGTTTGTTTGTGTTGTAAATCCAAAGACAATAATATTTTTGACTACAGAACCTTTCGTCCAAGTATAATTTAAATGCTGGTCAAATCCTGTGATATTGAAAAGCATTAACCTTGCTGATATAAATTCGTCAGGTTCGTAAACTTGCTCCCAATCAATTAAGGAGTCCATAAAATCAATAAACTTAAGGGGATCTGTAAACCAAAGTCTTTGCTCGGTTGGTTTGTCGATTGATACAATTATCTGATCATGTCCATCGCTTAAAGTAACAAACATATCACAGTCATTGTGTATTAATACTTTATACGCTTGGTGCTCGTCGAGCCACTCAGTGTAAACTTTTAAAATGTCTTGTATTGTTAGCATAGTGTTTTAGTGTTTAATGTTTTTGATTTTATCATCCTAATATCTTTCCAAAAAAGCCCCGAAAAACCAAAGAAACGGGGCTACCTGTTATATTGGTGGCTGTCTATGCCACACCCTTAAACACTATGGAAAGAATAAATAACACCACAAAGATAGTGTTTATTTTGGAATAATCAAATTAATTTTAGTTTTTTTTGTCAATTAGTTTTAGTTCGCAAATTCCTATATGATGACTTAAAGCAGAGCTAGGACGAACATCTTTAATTTGATTTCGCTCCAGTTTATTCCATCTGTAGTATATATATGCTTAATTAGATTATATACTACCATGCCAAGCTCAGCATTAAAGTGATTTTCAGCATCAAACCAGTTCGTATAAAATGCCTCCAGTTTGCCGTCTTGAATGTAAGTGATTAACATTTATTGTTTTCGTTTAATTCGTCAATGATTTTTTTGTAATCAAATAAATCTTTTGACTGTAATTCAAAAGCCTTAATCAAAAAAACTTTTACATCACAAGTAATTGGATACCCTCTAGCAAAATCTGAAAATCTAATTCCAGGTTGAAAAGGGGCGTATCGATTAGTTATAAAAATATTAGTCAAACACGCCTTGTTATATAGCTTTTCAACATCTTTCAGTAATAAACCTTCATAATTACTTACAGCCATATCATAAGGTTTTGAAACCAAAACAATTTCAGTAGTATTGTCGCATTTACGATGTTCAACCTCGTACACAACTATCCAGTATTCACAATCAGTTGTAAGCATTTTTGTTAACAACTCTAAATTTTTCATATTATTTATCTTTTAAAATTATTTCAGTAATCAAAGGAGCTGCAAATGCCATGAATAAAAACAAGAACCACTTAATGCCAAGTGTTACCGTCTGCACCTCATTGTAGCTGAGATAGAGGCTTATACCCAAGTACACCAACGCTACCCAAATGGCAGCTACGATTATTTTTTTTAGTGTTTTCATTTTGATTTGTTTTAAATTTACAATTGTGTAAATAAGATAGTTATAGGGTATTTAAACAGTCCCGAACATCACTCCAAAACTTCCAAGTTGGATTTAAGTTACCAGTGTACATCGGAATAGCTTTTAATACCTCTTCAACTGTCAATAAGCAACATTCTTTAATTGTATCTGTATCGTGTTCAAAAGTTGAATAGTTCGCACCTGCATATTCTTGGTATTGATATGTAGTTGTCTTTTTAAACTTTGCTAATAATTCTATTGCTTTTTCGCTTGCTTCCATTTTGATTTGATTAAAAATTTTACAATTGCGTAAACAAAAAAGTTAGCGGTCATTGACCTTCCCACCTGTTAAGAAAGTCGTAAACCTGCTCCATTGTTTCTTCCCACTCTTTTCTGTGCTGTTCAAGTGGCGCACCATTTTGTAAATCAGCTAAATCTCTTAGCAGTTTTATTGATTCCTCTAAAGTAGTCAACGTTTCCCAAAGTTCGGTTTTTTTTTTCTTGGTTTGTCATGGCTTTAGTGTTTTAGTTTCATGTAGCAAAAGTACAAATACTTTTTGATATTATCAAAACATTGTAGCATTATTTTTAGTTAATAATTGTTAAAACGGACAAAACTTTGAAATCCTTTCGTTTAATTTTTTCATTTCATTATCCAGTAAATAAACCCTTTCCATGTGCGTATTTACAATAAATATCTCAGCATTAAAAAATTTTTCAAACCAAGCAATATTTTTTCTTTCTAATTTTTCCCGCTTGGTTACTGTATAGCTTTGCCTGTTTTTCGTTTTGGTGAGCTTGTAAAACACATATTCTTTTGTTGTGTGGTCAACTTCGAAAGCTTCAATTTTGTCTGATTTTAGGCCAATCTCGGCTCGATACATTATCATGATATTATTTGTTTTGATAGTAAGTTAATACATATACTGCTTTGTTTCTCATTTCAGCAGTAATCTTTTCTTGTTTCAGCACCGAACGGCACAAGCCTACAGCCTTATTGGTTGGCACTTTCGGGCGTTCCTCTATTGATTTTAAACGGTCAATTGTTAGCCTTAATTCTTTTATTCTCCCTATCATTTCAGGAGTTTGGCGAAGCCCTTCCAGATAAGTAAGGCGTTCGATTAAATCATTTATCACTTGTTTCATTTTGAATTTTTTTTCGATGCCTAAAAATGGTTTGTCGTGCTACTCCTAAATGCGCAGCCAGCTCGGAATCTACACAATAAGGCAAAGTTTCCAATACGATCCTAATTTTATCTGATAGTTTCTTGTTTTTGTTAGCCTCCAAAATTGTCTTTAAATCTGTAAACTCAATTTTCTTTGATGCAAATTTTCTTACATTCTCGAGAAAAAATAAGCATACCTTCTCGCTGTTAACTACGCTTTCAACTGTAATTTCAAGCATACTATTTGTTGTTAGGTAGTTGTTTAAACAGTTTAAAATTAGTGCTATACGTGGCAGGTAGGTTTTAATTTTTGGCAAAACACCCCTAACAAGTTCGGTTTCTGAATCCGAGTTTTCGAGGTCAACAAACTTATTATGTATTTCATGATATACTGCTTTTGCTTCAGGTGTGAAATTAGCGGTGTATGGAATGATTTCGCCCGTACTATCGTAGTTTGCTATGTTTCTAAACGTTCTATATAAATCAATTACAAATTCTTTATATGCGTAACTCAATTCTTGATCTACGTCGGACTCAGGCATATACTCGATTTTTTTGTCAGGTGAACAAAATAAAATCCTATCGAAGAAACCGTTTTCCATGTTTTCGCCTGCCATTAACCTAGTAAACACAGTATTAGGCACGTTGCCAATGACTGGAGTGAATACATTTTTTATAGCACTTGCACCGCTGCCCTTGCGGTTTACGATTGCATTTCGCCCGTTGAATACTTGTAACCAAAACGCCAAATCTGCCCCGCCAGACTTATATTGATTCATTCCATTTATCCACATTGTAAGCTCATCGGCCAAAACGCCAACGCCAAATTTATTTTTTTCGTGAAGTGTATAAATAGCCTCAACGGTTGTATTATTTACAAAAAATTGTTTTGAAACTGGCTCAGGAATTTCAATTACATTTTTTTTATCTTTCTCCGAAAGTGATAAAAATTCTTTGTATTCCTTTTCGTTTCTTTTAAATTGATTTATTTCAGTTATATTTATTTCAGATAGTGGATAAGTAATTGAATCTAAAGCAGGACTTTTACCAGCACCTTTGACCCCGCCGAGGGCAATCCATACAATAGCCTTTTCCTTCCAAACATTGGTAATTTTTACTTCGTACGAATTACCAATGCAAATACTTGTAAGCCAAAGCAAAGCGCAGCCCATGTAATCAATATTCAACCTACTAACCTCGGCCAATTCAGTAACATACGTTTGAAAAATTGCAGGGTAGACTTCGATAGGAAAGTCTATTATTTTATAATCAGATGTTAATTCTATAGGTTCGGGCGCTGGCTTAGCAATAGCTGGCAAAGTATTGATTTTTATATATCTATCTCCGTAACCTTGATTATACAAATCTTTCCAAGCGGCTTTTTCGTCGCCAGCATACTTTTGAATAGCATAAATTTTGAACGCACTTAAGCCCTCGTTACTAGGGTACTTTGTCGAAGTTGTGAATAAGTATAATACATTGCTAGTTTTAAAAATTGTGCCACTACTTGAGTTTTCTGTTCCATTTCTTTTAATAACTATCTTATCCGAGTGAGTATCGACTATAGTAAATTCGTTTTGGATAAGTGACCAAACCGAGTTCCTATTATTAAAATCCGCTTTGGTAGTTAGCTTTATAGGCTTAGTATCAGCTTCAATTTTTTGCTCAAATTCTGGACTTTGTTTAATTAGTTGGTTAAATGTCTTGGCAGAATCTATAAGTATATCTCTTTCAGTATCCGAAATATAAACTATGTCCAAGTAGTTTTTTTTGTGCAAAAAGTTTTCGTACATGAATACGTACCCCCCGATCCCCCTTGTTTCGAAAAGTGGGTGCTCATCTATTGTTTTTGCCAAATGAGTAGACGGTGCGCAATTTTTCGCCTTATACAAAAGATGATAACCTCTATTGACAGTCATCGCAATAACTACCTTATCCTCAAAGTCTGGCCAAGATTTTTTTACTAATTTAATGTAAGAATTAAATATAGAATTTTGTTCTTTTGGATCTTTGATAAATTTTAAGTCTACATCTATAACCTCCAAAAAATCGAAACCAGTGATTAAACCTGTGTTTATTGTAGGGTGTATCGGTTTACCATCTTTTTTGACCAAACCGCCAGCATAATTGTAGCGTTTAATAAATTCATTTGTTTGCAGCGGTTCGGTTTCATTTTTTTTCCAAGAAAAATTTGGCCGTTTCCCACCGTCCCCATCTCCAACGGTAAGAAGCGAAAAGCCACTATTAAGAAGCGCAAGGCATTTTTGAATTGAATACATACTTTGGTTTTATTTTGCTTGCAAGATACAATTTATTTTGATAATATCAAATCCAACAAAAGAAAAATAAGCGTAAAAAAATACCCTTAAGTTTAAAAATGTCAAGTCATCTTTTAATTTTTAAAATGGCAAGTCATCTTTTAATTTTTAAAATGGCAAGTCATCTTTTAATTTTTAAAAACCTATATCATCTATTGGAGTCGGAAAAAAATCATCTCCTTTAGTTTGTGCTTTTATTTGTGCAACTGGAGCAGCTGGCGTTGTATTGGCTTGGGTATTATTATACTTTTGCTCCCAAGTAACTAGACCGACCCGAACTAAATTAACTCTATTCATGTGCTTTACGGTTTCGTCTTTTGCAGTATAATAGCCTCCAGTTACTTTAATTTCACAAACAAATTCCGTGCCTTGTGGTGCCTCTAAAACTTTGGCAAATTTTAAAGTATTTTCAAAAGCCTCCGCTTTGATAATATCCTTTTGGCCTATGACATTGGTCTCCGAAAGATAAACACTAAATTTTCTCGAAGTTTTGTCTTTGAATGTGACGGGTGCCTCTTCAACGACCTTGTCCAAATAAAAAATTCCTTTGAAATCCATAATGTTAATTGTTTAATCGGTTAAAAATAAAGTCACTAAATTCCTGTTTAATTCGTTCGTAACCTCCGAGCCTATTTAATTCAGCACCCGAAAGATATATCCCAAAGTTTACAATGTATTTTTTTTGGTCTGGTGGCAGCTTTTTGCGTCCAGAGTTGGGGCGTTTACCGCCCCTTGTTATATTATTGTTGCTCATATAGTTTCACCGCTAGTTTAAAGATTTTTTTTGTTGATACCCCTGTGTTAATGTCGTGAGTGTAAAATTCAATATTTGCAGAATCCAAATTAATTAAACATTCTGGACCATTGTTTTGAACGATTATAATAATACGATCGCTGATTATGTCACCGTAGTAATTTTTAATATGCTGCAACTCTTGTAAAGCAGCCGTATTTTCGGGCAAACCGTCGATATAAGCATCAATATTGGAGCCAGTTACAAGAGTGTGATCAACGCCACCAAGATTTGCAGAAACAAAAGCCTGAGTAAATCCGTTTGCATCGACTTGCCCCTCTGCTAGCTCGATTTCTTGAATCGTTCCGTCCTGCAAAAATGTTAGTGCAGCTTGTTTTTTTTGCAAGTTAGCTGGAAAACCTTCGAAGGGATCAAATGTCAATGCTTGCAAAGCAATTACAGCATCTACAGAACTTTGAAAATTATAGAAGTAAGCTTCTTTCGGTGCTGCATTGTGAACTCTAAGTTCATTTTTTATTGGTAAATTTACCAAGTGATTGAAAAGTACCATTTTGATTGATTTGATTGTTTTTATTACTGCAAATGTATAAATACTTTTTGATATTATCAAATAATAATACCAAATAATGTAATTTTTTTTTACCTAGGCCTCCCGACTAACAATATAGTACCTTCGCCAATTGTAGCGACTCTATGTATAGAGTCTTTGTCCAGAACAAACAAACCAGTTAATTCCTTTGTATGAAAGCCAAGTGTAAACCAATCCATTTTTTGAGTTATTTCATTGGCAAGCTCTGCTTTTTTTAATTTTGACTCTAATTCTTTTACCAGCTCTTCTTTTTTTAGTAATTCGACTTGTGCCCACTTAGGTAATTTTGCAAGTCGACCGTTTGCGTTTTTCATATTATTTTTTATCAAAAGTTTCTTCTAATTTAATTCCAGTGTAAGTTTTGCAAAGCTTGTGCAAGTCGTTACCGCAAGCAATAGCCATATTTTCTGCATCTTGCATACTCATTTTTTCATTTTGTATTAGCTCAAACATTTTTTGCTCTAAAATACTTTGAAAGATAAAGGTCGCAGCCCTTAATGTACTATCCTTCAATATTACAGGCTCAGGGTTTCTGATTTTTTTTACTACAAAAACACCTTCAAGCTCTTCAAGTAATTGTTCTGTTTTATTCCAAAATTCATTCATGTTTTTTAGTTTTAAAGTTCTTCTGTGATTTCTTTTTGTTTGCTAATCAATACAGCATCGTGACCGTATCCACCATTATGAGAATTATATGCAACAAATTGAAGGATTCCTTCGCTTGTTTCTAAATTAACAAACATTGCTCCGCCACATTGCAAGTGTTCTAATTCGAAGATCTCATTATTATTCAGAACTAAATCTGTTATTGATATTCCAATCAAATCAGCACCAATAAACTCATTTATATCATCGTTTGTGGTTATACACCCAAACTCCTCGCAACAACGACTTGTTGCTGATATTCCTATCTTAATAACTTGCTGATCTGTCTTTATTTCAAAACCGTCAAATTCACCGTAAAATCCCCCTACGTTAAATTCTGCTTGAATGATACTAAGTATTTTTCCATTGTTTTAGTTTTTAACCTTATTTAACCATCTCTAAATAAAACTCATAAAAATCTTCAAAGTTCTTAGCAATAAAATAAACACCCCCAGCTTTCTCGATATTCTTTTGGTATTCAATTTGCTTTTCACTTTGTTTGTCCGCTCCGATTTTTACTTCAATTTTTACTGATTTACCTTTAATTGTGGCAGAAATATCCGAACTCCCCTTAGTCATGGTACTAGGTATATACATTGTATTACCTACAGTCTTGACCGTTCCGAAAGCGTTGGTTTTCTTTGTTTTGCCTACATTTATCCTTCGCCCTGTTACCGATATTCTTTCAGCTTGCCAGCCTGAAAAATTCAAAAAATCTTTTATACAAGTCGTTAGGCCGTTGGCGGTTTTGTCATTGTAATTTTTCTTTGGCCTGTATTCATCTGGCATTGAAGGATATTTTACCTTGCTGCTTTGCAAGTGTAAATCCTGTAGTATTTTTTTGTGTTCTTTTTTCATGATTAAATTTTATTGATATACTCCATTTATATACGTACTTTTTACCATTGGCTGTCCGTTTTTGTGAAAAGCTAATACTGCCCCTGAATAATTATCTAGCTCACTTTGTGTAATAACTCTATTATCTATACACCAATCAGCACTCCCCATCACCGTTGCCCAAGCGTTTTTAATGTCCTTGGTCTTAAGAAATTCAACAAATTTCTTGTATTGAGAAACGCAAGCCTTAGCAGCTTTGGCAGCTTCTTTTATTTCTAATAATCTTTCTAAAGTGTACATTTTATTTAATTTTTAAAAATTGGTCAGGAATTATCCAATAGCCATTCAAGCAAGTGCCATAAGTTTTTCTACAGTCTTTTATCACCGTTGCAATAAACTTCATCCTCAATACTCTACCGTTTTGCATTTTATGTTTTTTTCTCGATAATTCAACTATCGACAAATCATTTCCTAAAACATCGCACAAAAAAGGCATTCCATAGTCAATAAAACAATCTAGTGTTATTTTAGATTTGTCCATTTTAAAAAACTCTATATCGTCCCTTGTTTGCGCCCTTTTTATAATACCGCTTGGATTCGTGCCACGCCCTCCGTCCTCGTCTCTGAAATCAGTTTCTTTTAAGCTTTCAAGATAAGATTTAAGCCCTTTGGTATCAATTGTATATTTCATATCTTTTTGGTTTTAAATTTCAGCTGCAAAAGTCGGGTACGATCCAACACCGATGCTTATTCAAAGGCTGCCAGCATTCTGCATTAACTATGCAACAAATGTACGAATACTTTTTGATAATATCAAATATTATTTAATAAAAAATATAGCCCGAAGGCTATTATTTTAGTTAAAAAATGTTAGCAAACAAGAATGCAAGCGCAAAGAATAACAATAAACCAACCGTCGAGGCCGTAAATAAAGCGTCCCAGAACTTATTCTTAAAATCCAAAGTTAAAGCATTATTCAGCATTCTGAATATATCTTTTATTCCAAAAATTATTTTTCTCATTTTACTTGTATTTTATTTCAACTTGTGTTTTTAGTTTCTCAATCTCTATTTGTAAGAGCTGAAGCTTATCTTTTAAAGAATTGAATTGAAGTGCAGCACTATCATTTAGTTTGTCGATGCTTTCGTATCTCGCCAAAAGAAACCCCAAATCCTTGCCCATTTCGTGCTGTCTATTTTTAAGATTTTCTATTGAAGCGGTGTTTGCTGCCACGTCGATTTTTAATTTCGCCAGCCCTTCTTTTTGTTGTGTGAAAAACGCAATTATACCAGTAATATTGATTAATACTGTGACTATTATCCCTGCGTTGTTTTGAACAAAATCTCCCATGATTAATTTATTATTATGATTGTTGGTAATGGTGCTGCGTCGAATGCTGCAACTATTGAAAAAATTTTTGAACTATCTGGATAAAACTGTGTAATCTGTTCTACCCCAAAAATCATGCTATTTATTTTTGAAGCATCACCAAAAAACTGAGGAGGCACGCTTTCGAGCCCCGTATCTATACTTACTATTTGACTTGCCATGCTATGTTATATTTATAGGTTGCACCAAAATTCTGTATTGCACCGCTAATGCTGTAAGGTCTTGAGCTTGTGCCCTTACAAATCCAGAGTCTACATTACCAGCGGAGACCGCACCGTTTACATCGTAGTTAGCTTGTGGCGCATCATACATGGAATATTTGTAGAACGATAAACCGCTAAGGGTTGCATCTGTTTTCGAGCTCTTCACCTCCAAACTGGAAACGAATCCTACGTAGTACTCTGTTAGCGTGGCACCTCCAACGCTTGTAAATGCTGTAGAACTCGAAGCCAAACAAGTGAGCACCTGCCCAGGTGTGTACACCGAACTAAGATAAGTTACCGAAGTTCCTCCAGTTACCAAGTAACTAACTTTATCACGTAAAGCAGTACCAGCGGTAATGCCTGAAACGCCTGTATAATCATAAATTTGTCGCACAAATCCTCCATTAAATTGCTTCACAGTACCTGCACCGCTGAAGGTGTTGGAGGTTGGATCGGCTGTTAAGTCTACATAGGCTTGAAATCGGTCTGTAGGATTGTAGGTAACGCCCTTATATATTGCCGTACTACCTGCCTCGACTTCGTAAAGTCCTAGGTCTGTCAAAATTGTGCCAGCTATTAAAGAACTGCCGTAAGTATCGGAACCACTAAAAAAACTCAAGGATTGAGTAGTATCATTTTTGGCAATAAAACAAGCCCCTACTGGGTGAGTGGTTGAAGTAATACTACCATTTGATGTTATAGCAGAGTTATACACTTTGTAAATTTTGCCAGCAGTCAAAGTATTAGTATAAATTTTAGGCTGTGGTAATATTGTTAAGACTTGATTTATTTCGTTGCCGTTTCGCACGGCCAGCGAGCCAATAGCCTCGAAGCTTGTAATTTTACGAATAACTCCAAAATTTATAATCGGACTTACCAAAGTAGCTAATTTTCTTTGGTCTAAAATATTGCCACTTGTATCCACGTTGGTCAATGTCCACGAACCGCTGACCGTTGAAACAAAAGCCTCGGGGAATAAACCTACATATTTGCCATTAAAAGCCATTTTTGAAGGTGTACAATTTGGAACTAAATAATAATTTTCGTTCGCAGGGTCTATAAATATATTAGTATTAGTTGTAGCACTCGAATACGCACACCCCTGAAAATAATCAGAAGCAACACCGCCGTACACCGCTACACATCTACTTCTTAAGTTCGCCAAGCGTGCAGCATCATCGGCGCCAGTTGGTAGAGTGTATGTAGTTTCATTCGTTCCTGTACCGCCGTTGAATCGGAAACGGCAATTTTGATAATATTGGAATTTTGTGTTAGTTGCACTTGTTATGTTTGTAATTGCTATTCCGTCGGACGTTGTACCGCCATTAAAATCGCAATAAATATCGTTTATTGAATTAACGCCAAGATTTAAAACAAGGGGCTGCGCACTTGATTTGGTGCCAATTACAGTATTCTGACCAGTCGAAGTAATTGTAAACGCTGCAGGAGTTTTGGCTATTAAACTATTTTTTAGACTTGAAAATGAAATCCCCCCTGTCGACGTTGGATTGTTAACAAGTCTTAAGCCGTCAGCAGTTCCACCGCTAGAGCCAAGACTTGCATTGTATACCCTGCCGTTGTTTGGAAACAAAGTTAGTGAAGTCCCTAGACTTGTGCCGTCGATTTGAAGAAGCCTAAAACCTGTAGGCTTCGCCCCACCAGCACCATATGTTTCATTATAGTACCCAGTCGCAAAAGCAGTACTACCCGCAGCCGTTGTTATTCCAGACAATAAAGTCCTTTTGGATTCGTAAATATTTAAACCGCTGTTCTTTGTATCGTTGCCCCAAGGCGTTGTATATGTTACTGGCATATATTATATTTTTTGTTCCACGTGGACCACTTTTAAACTAATTTAAAATGCAAAACACCTTGTGAAGTTGCTAGTGTATAAGTCGCTGACCAAGTGTAAACCCCTGAAGGGATATTAATTGGTAGTGTATTCCAATTGCCACCAGTTACAATATTGATCGTCGAGCCACTTGGATAAGGTGTAATAATAAATGATTGTATATTTTGCTTTGCATAATTATTCGAAGTATTCAGGCTTAAAGTACTTGCAAAACTCAAAAATCCTGTAGTTTCTCCAAAGAATAAAATTTGATATTCTTTGCCAATATTATTGACTGCCGTCGTAACAAATTCAGTTGTTGCGATTTGACTGGTATTAGTGCCAGCCGTTGCGGTTGGTGCCGTTGGTGTTCCTGAAAAGTTTGGAGAAATTAAATTTGCTTTTAAAACTAAAGCATCGTAAACAGCATTACCACTTACTGCGTTCGTACTGCCGTCGACAATTGACAAATCGACTACAATAGTCGAGCCTCCGCCAAGTACCCAGCTAAGATCGTCCTGATCCCAAAGATACTCTTTTGCATCCACGCCCACCCCACTATCTACTATTGCATAATCACCGTCGGAAGCCGTTGGATAGGCAGCTTGTAAGGCTGCTAAGCTAACATATTTTCCTTTGTAATGTTCGTTTAAAGAATCTAGTTTTGTTTTGTAAGCATTGGTAAAATCATTCGTACTCAAACCTTTGCCTAATACAATATCGACTTTGCTATTTAATAAATTAGTAATTGCATCTTGACTCATTAAAATTGTAGTACCGTTTCCCGAACTTTGGGAGAGCTCAAATGTTAGTTGCAACCAATCGCCAGCGGCCAACTCCGTTGTAAAATTAGTACTTGAATAAGGTAACGAAACACTATCAGATAATATATATAATTGGTTGTTATATAATACTATAGCTCTATTTGTGTACACTTTTGCGCTCCAATCGGTAATCCCAGCAAGCGTTGTAATAAGGTCAACAAAAACAGAATACTGAATATTTACCGCACCCTCCACACCGGGCAAGCCAAGCGCAAATCGATAATCGTCGTTTGGCGTTGTAATTAGATTCTGATTGAATAGTTCTTTAAATGTCATGGCCTACTTTTTTTTATTGTTTGGCATTGCAAACATTTTGAACGGTAGAATTGTTTTTGTATCCGCACAGTTCCAAAGTGGGTATAAAATCGTATTATTATCCAAATAGAACTTTGTCAATAGCCAATTAGTTGAAGCAACTTCAATATTTTCTATTGCCAATCTTTCTCGCTCTGCGCTACTTACTTGAGTCGTTTCCTCTCTATTTTGGTTAACTAAGCCTGTAAAAGTATCAGCTAAATGAGAATTTTTAATATATTTTGCATAGTTGTAGTAACACAGGATAAAATTAAGCCCCTTGTGGGTATATTGTATTCCATCGACTACGAACGTGCAGCCGTTTATTAAGTCAGTATAGTTTGCTTGGTTCGCTTGTAAGTCACTATACATTCGAACGCCTAAAAGCTTAGGCAGGTAAACGTCTTCAACCTCCGCACAAATCAAATCAAATTCACTTGCTTTGTTTGGGCTTATTGGTTTAATTGTCTGCTGGATTGAAAAGTTAGTTAGTGCCATTACTTAATATATTATTCGTTTGCTCAAGACTTAAACCAAATAAATTGACTAGAATATTTTTTGCACTATCTATATTTAATTGACCAGTTTGAACTTTACCAACCAAATTAATTATCAAAACTATTCCATCTTTAGAAGTTTGCAAATTAACAAATCCTTCTTGTTTCTTTTGCTCTATGTCGATAGGCTCGGCAGTTGTTAATGGCTCGATCGTCCAATCAGTTACATTTGCAACGGCTGGATCCACAAAGCTTTTCATTAAGTTTGCAAAAAACGCTGAAATACTTGCCCGATCATCCTCTGTAATATCGTTGTAAGATTTTCGAGCTTGTTTTAAGGCTTCGCCCGAAGTGGTTCCTATCTTACTTTTTTCATAATCAATTAATTCTGCTGGCATATTACCAGCTTTTCGAATATTGTTAGCAATTCGATCTTCTAATATTTCATATAATTTCGCATCTAAATTGCTTGGTATACTCGAAGTGTTAACGTGCTTTTCTGTTACTCTATTTGTTTCAGCATCGACCTCATCAAAAAGTAAAATCATATTTGAGCCGTCTACGCCCATGCTTTGCGTAAACTCATTAACAACGGCACTTTGTGCCTCTTCGGTTGTTGCACCTGCCACACTAACAACTGTAACATCGGTAAATCCGAAACGGGTTTTTGTGTTTTTGAAGAGCGAAAAACGTGCCTCGGTATCAAGATCCAAGTAAACACTATCAAATTTACTTAATGGATAAACCCCAGAACTTGTTACACTTGGCAATGCAAAGTATGCTACTTCACCACAGTACGATTCAATACTATCAAATTTTGCAAGCCTTGAGTTAAATACATCTATGTTATCAGAATAAACAAAGTATGATTTTGAATTTTTTTCCTTATAGTCAGAAAGTCCAAAGTTTTTATTATAAACTATTTGACTGAAATATCCTGAGTCGTCTGGAGTTCGTACTCTATTCGCTGAAAAATCGGTAACTTGCAAACTGCCTATTTGATTCGAACTGTTTTTTGATATTCGAATAAAAGCCCCTTGGTGTATTGCTATTTGGTAGCAAAATAAACGTAGTAACTGAAACAAAGTAACATCGTTACCAAAGGCATCAATACCAATTTTGTAATTGTTTAAGCCATTGGCAAAGCCTTGCCCTATCAGATACTTAGCGTAAACATTTGCAACGATCATGCCTGTGGGGCTGTTAGCTACTAAGTTACGCATAATTATAGGGTAGTCATTGTTTTCTCCGAAATAAACAATCTTATCTTTTACAAGTTGTGATCGTTTGTCGGAGAATAATTTCTCCCTACTTTCAATATCTGACAAGGCAATTCTCATAAAATCAATATTATTCAGTTACTTGGATAGGCTCGGACTCTGGAGCACTTTCAACAGTCTTATCTGTTTTCTTGTTTGCTTTTTTTTCAGCTGCTTTTTTTGCATTTACGTACGCATCTGGCAAGCGTTCAAATGGGTATTCGTCTCCAGTTTCATTCAAATATTCGTTGGCAATCACCTCTGTAATCGTGGCAGCACTAAAATGGGAATTTTTAAAATAAATGTTAAAACCTTGTTTTAGTCTTACTGTTTTTTCGAGTTCCATATCGATTTGTATTTTAGTTAAACTTTTTATTTGATTTAAATATCCTTCCAGACAATCACATCCTAGTACAGGCGTGACTTTATAAAATTGATGCACAAAACGCAAAAGCAACAAACTTAAGTCAGGATCCTTATTGACCTCTGAATATGTTTTAGTACTTAGTACTTTTTGCGCATCAATTAGATTCATGATATTAAGGTGCTACGGTTAATAGATCTTCAAAAGCAGTTTTTGTCGTAGCATAGTCAGTATCAAAGAATACATGATAAGGGTACTTTTGGCCACCAGCGGCAGCCGTGATTTTAAACACCCCACTATCAGTGTTTTTGTCTTCAGCTACAGCAGTTTTGTACAATGGATTATCTAGTCCTAAAATATGAAAAGCTCCATCACCTGCAACGCCCTTGTTTTTGTTTTCGACAAGCACCACGACTCTGTTAAATTCAGTAATTGCATTAATATTGGCAGATGACCCAGCCCAGATTTGAAAATCAAAAGTATGGGTGTAACTGTCTGGTAATATATCACTGGTATTCAATGCACTTTGAGAGTTGCCTCCTTTTTTTACAATGTCTACAGAATACCCTTGTTTACCCGATGCAATGGTTATGCTTGTGACTTTACTTTTAACACTTGAGTGCGCAATTATGTCATCAAAGTTCAATACTATTGCTTTTTTCTCGATCCCTTCAATTGGAAGGGAGGCGCAGTCGTTCGCTATGTTCCCGAATACGCCTTCTATGCAAGTTGCCATAATTAGTAAGCTACCATTATTTTAGAATCATCAAAAATTTTCGCATCTAAAGTGAAGCCGTATTTTATGAATACGTCCTCAGTGCGAGCATTGTAGTCGAATACAACTTTACCAAAATCAGCCTCGTTCAAAGTTCCTAGCCCTAGGTTGTCTGTTGTTGTCCAAAGGAAACGGTTAGGAAACGACCTTGCTCCAGCTTGTGAGGTTTGCTTTTGCCAGTCACGTAGAATCGCTGCACCAACTGGAGTTTGCATATTTACAACTGGTACACCGTTGTAGGCTAATGTTGGAAACAAAGCATCTTGGTAGGCACTTGCCCCCATTACAGTGCCGTTCAAATTTCGTAAACTAAATTGATAGTTTCTAAAGAGGGTGTCAGTAGCTAAAATTATCTGATTTGGTTGGCCAATCAAAGTAGTGGGTAGAGCGTTATACATAGCATCTAAGTAACCAATGGCTGCGCCAGAAGCTAAGGCAGTTTGTGTTGCTATAGTTGTATTGGCATTCTCGGTAATTGTAACTCTTTGCGCTGGAATTAATGCGATATAATCAAAAACTTGTTTCCAAATACCATTTAACATATTGTAATGTGCAACTGTTACACCATTTCCAGCGGTTGTTATAATACCAGGGCTCGATACTGTAGAAGCCAGAACGGTAGTATCAGCTAGGAAGCTTATACGCAAAATCGCCTCTTCAATTCGATTCAAAATAACAGCTGTAAACAATACTTCAATATCACTTCCTGAAATATCATATATCTCACGGTAAGTATCAATTTTGTCAAAGTAAGGTTTAAATAAGGCGTTGAGGTCTGCGTTACAATGCGTCCAACTGTCTGCTATACGTACAGGGTTCCAAGTTTTCTCAGAAGCTGTTACGATAGGCAAGCCTGTACTTGGTACTGTGCAATCAGTTGTTTTTAAACCGCTAATAATTTGTGGGGTTAAAAATCCTATTCGTTGCTGCATTGTCACTTTTTCAACTTTCCCGAAAATAGATCCGTAAAAAGGATTTTCGAGCAAGTTTTTTATAACATATTCATTTATATTTTGTACCTCCTTAGGATTTAGCGTTAAGGCGGATACATCTAATCTTGTGGCCATTTTTAATTGAAATTTAGGTTAATTTTAATTTTACTTCTTACGATACAAATTCAGATACTTACTTTTTTTTGATACAAAATTCTGTTCTTCTTTTGTATCGTTCACAATGTCAGGCTTTTTGCCGTCTGAAAACTTCTTTTTTTCAGCCTCCAAAGTCTTAACCAAAGAATCAAAATCATTTTTCAAAGATAAAGCAGCGTTTTGCATCTCTTTGATTTTCTGATCACGCTCTGTTAATTCACTTTCGAGCGAAGTAATTTTATTAGTAAGTTCTACGACCTGAGCCTCTTGGTTCGTGATTGTAGTTTCTACGCTTTCATTCTCAGCAGGGGCAACGACCTCTGTGATTTCGTTACTTACGACGGTAACACTCAGCCCACTGGCTAAAACATAAGTCCCATCGGCAGCACCACAATAGCCACCAACTTTAATTTGTGATTCGTCCATGGTGTCAGCTCCGAAATCGAGCGAAGTGCCATCGGCAGCCTGAGCTACATAATTTTTAAATCCAAAGTACTTTTTCAAGGTATTCAGCATTGAACTGCCGAAAGTTTTTGTATCCATTTGATTGTCAATATTTAGGTTAAACACATTCTTTAAATCTTTTATTTCGGTTATAAGGCCAAGGTCAAGGGCTTCTTGAGCTGTGATAATTTTATCCTGAGCCATTATATTCAAAAATTGTTCTACAGTAGCCTTGCCAGCTTCTGAATAAATATTTGCTATTTTGTTTTCAAAGTTACGTAAGTCTGTTACGGTTTTTTCAATTTTTGTAGCATCGCCCTGAGTTGAAGTATATGGGTTGTGTATTAAAAAACTAGCTGTATTTGAGCTAGGTCTGTTTTTTGCACCTAACAATATCAGAGTAGCTGCACTTGCAACAAATCCAATCGGGGTAATCGTGATTTCTTTTTTGGAATTTAATAACAAATCCCTAATAGATAAACCTTCGGTCAAACTCCCACCATAAGAATAAAGTAAAAAATCTGTTTCACCATTATTCAAATATTCTGATACTTTTTGAAACGTAATATCTACCCCAACTTCTCCGCTTAATGTAACCATGATATACAATTTTTACAAATATACAAATTTATTTTAACATTACAACTATAGTACAGATAAATTATTATTTGTTGTTACACTTTTTTGCGAGTATGTAACTTGATCAACAACGACAGCCGTTTGCATTGGTGTTTCTTGTAACGCTTCTTTAAACGCTCCTTTAATATCATTCTTTGTTACTACTTGTTGTTGTGATTGAATTATACTACTATTTACATCGGTACCAACTGCCAAGCCAGTGCTCTGACTTGTAACCGTTGCAGCCGTTGGGGCGTTTGTCGTTGGAACGCTGCCACCGCTCGAAGTGGGTGCTGAGCCTACGCTTGCTCCGTCTTCACCGTTCGGATCGACTTCGACTATTTTCCTTATATTTTGGTAGCCCTGAAACAATGCTGCCGCAGCTGCTATGGCTCCAAGATAAGGTCCCGCGGGACCAAGTCCTGCCATTGATTTGTAAGCAGAAACCGCACTACTTATTGTATCTATTGTAGCTTGTGCGATCGCAATAGCCTTATACGCTTTTGTGTGCTCTTTCATGGCACCTTTGAGGTTGTTCAAAAACTCCTTATTGGCAGCCAGCTGATCCTGTAGTTCTGATATTTTTATCGCACGTTTTTTTTGCGCTGCAACCTTATCTATATCTAATAAAGCTTTTTGTAACTTAGTCTGATCTGCTATTGTTTTTTGTGCTATTTCTTTATTTTTTTTCGCCTCAATATCGACCTCCTCTGCAGCGTATTGAGCTTGCAAAGCAATATTTTGCCCTGCCAATTCTTTTTTCAGGTCAAATAAAAACATTTCAGCTTCAACATCTTGCGCTATTTTTGCGTCCGTAAGTGCTTTGCTTTGTGCGTTGTATTCGCTTTCGAGTTTCAACAAATCCAAATCTAATTGTTTTTCAAGTGCCTTAAGATCTTCCTTTGCTATTATTGCAAGTTCTTTTTTGTTTTCATAATTTGCAACGGCAGCATTGCGTTGAGCTATTGACAAATTTTCTAAAGAATCTATTTGCGTTTTTAAATCCTGCTCGGTAATTGCCTTGTTTTCTGCACGTTTTTTCTTTTGTGTTTCAACAAAAATCTGTAAATCTAATTGAATGTTATTTATCTGAGAATTTAATATTTTTTGTTGATTCTGAATTTGCTCTTGTACAAAGGATTTTTCTTGAGCTGAAAAGTCTTTTAGTTGCATGAATCTTTCTTTGTATACATCTAAAATCCTAGCACCAACGGCATCGGCTGCTAAGCCTTTTTCAGTTAAAAATTTGGAAAGTTCTAATTGATTCATTTTTATAAGCTCTGTAGAATCTATTTGCGCCTTGGTAAACTTTCCATTATTAACCAAAAAACGATTTATTGCATCAACTTCTAATTGATAATTATCCACAGCGTCTTTTTGCAAGTCTTTAAAAGCTTTTTTTCGTACATCGATACTTTTTGTTGTATCAGATAACTCTTGCTCTACCAAAGATTTACGCACGTCGAAGCCATCAATTAAAGCATCAAGTTCACGCTGCAAATTATCATTGCTTATTTCTCGAAGCTTTTGACCGTTCTCATAACGCTTTGCTTCTATATTACTTGTTGCTTCTATTTGTTTACTCAAGGCTTCCACGTAAGCCTTATCATCTTCAGCGTTGGTTTTTCGTGCTGCTCTATTCTTTTCAAGTTGCGCCGATACTGCTTTCAATGCATCGTCAGCAGCTTGTTTCTCTATTTCAGCAAGTTCCAAGCGTTTTTCACCTGCCAAAATACTTGCTTCTTGGCGTTCCTTCAAACTTTTCGTATTATCATTCTCGACTTGCTCTAATTTCTTGAGCTGGGCGGTTAAATTAGCTAATTGTATAATTCTGTTTCTTTCGTTAATTTCGTTTTGTGCGTTTATATTAGCCAAGTCGATTGCTGCATTAACAGCCCCTTGCATACTGTCTGCAAATCCTGTGACTGCTTTTGTAGCGGTATCCAAAGCTCCAGAAAAATCAAGGGTAAACAACTTAAATAAAGCCATATACAAGTCCCTAGCGGTACTAACCACAACGCTGAAAACCGCCTGAATTACCTCCCAGCCTTTAGCAAACATATTGGTGAGTTCTGTAGAACTCGAGATAATTGCCTTATATTGTTGTATAGCCACCACAATGGCCGCCAAAAATAAACCTACTGGGTTTAATAATAACCTCAAAAGTGATTTGTTCGCACTATTAACCCCACCAACAAATGCCCCCCAAAATGCTTTTAATCCTCCCCCTTGTGATTGGATTTCTATTAACTTTTGAATGCCACCAGAGATCGACCCCTTTAAATCACCAAAGGCCTCCTGCGCTTTTAATATTGAATCGGTGTAATTACCTACATTAATTTTATCCTGTTTTACCTTGTCGGAATGCTGTTTAATCAAATCATTGTTTTTGTCAATTTCTTGATTTATTGCAGTGATCGCCTCTGTGCCTTCTTGGGTATTGATATTGATTTTCCTTCTTTCCAGTCTAAGTTGTTCATTCCTAGCTGTCAATGTATCAAGTGTAACAATTTGCTCGTCTAGTGCCTCAGTTTGTTCTTTTTCGCTCGCCGTTGTTTGCGTTAAAACTTTTTCATAACTTCTTAGCTCCGATTGCGCTCCTTTTAACTCAGCCTGTTTCTTTGTGAGTGCCAAAGTATTATTATTCAGCTCGGTATAGAGCAGCCTTAATTCATTCGTTGCTTCCTGTACTGCTTTGCTTTCCTTGCCCTCGGCAGCTACCAACGCTTTCAAACTGGCTTCTTTCTCATTTATGGCTGCTTCTACTTTTTGAAAAGCTAATTTTTCAGCTTCGACTTGCTCCACTAAATTAGATACTTCGCCCTTTAGCTTCACAGTATCACGCAAAACTTTGTCGGTGTTTATTGTTAGGTCTATTAATATCTCACTTTTCTCGGTAGCCATAATAAAATGTAAAATGTTCCACGTGGAACGTTTAATAAAATAAAGGTTGGTTTGATCCGCCGTCTGTAAATGGATTGTTTATTCCGTCTGCCCAAATTGGTTGATCCTCTGCTGGAGGCAATTGAGCGCTACAATAAAGCAGCTCCATTTTAACAGGATCTTTGGATTGTGGGTTATATCCTTCAATTTTGTTTATAAAAAAAGAGCCGTACAACTGCCTTACATAAAATTGTCTTAGGGGATCGAATGTTACAAAAAAATCAAAGTCCAAATAAAAGTATGCTGTGTATAGTTTGGGCTTAATTATCATTTGTTGAAATAGCTCAAAATTTACTGTAGTTATATTGGCATCAGCTTGCGACAAACTTTTAAACTGTGAATGACTTGAGCCTATTCCATCGGAATAATTAACAGTAAATACTTGAGTGTTATCACTTGCTCGCACAAATGTAATTGCATCGAACGACTCCGAAACGCTTAAATCAGTAGTAACTATATTACCATTATTATATACATAAGGGTAATATGTTTTTTCTATTGTATATAAATCATTGGTTTCTGGGATATTATCATTCTGGCAAGTCAATACTTTGCTGTGTGTATTTTCATCTGCACCCTCGAAGTACGCAGCTTTTTTTATATAGTTAGTTTTAGAATAGCCGTTTAAAATCGGTGTAAATGTCGTAGGCTTATTTGCTAAGAATTTAGTCAAATCGTAAGAAGTGGTATTCTTGAGCTCGCTAAAATGCCTAATATAAACTTTTGAATCTATAAAATTTATTGAGTAATTAAATGATTTACAGTAAGATATTAGAATATCGTATATATTTATATTCGGTTTGTCTGTAACATTCTCGCCCACTTCGCTAAATGGTGCCGTTCTATTGGCAATATTGAATCCAATCTGAGCCCCTGAATTATTATATAAAGCGTTAATGCTTAATGTCCTTGCTGGTATGAATATACTTTCATATGGCAAAGCATTAAGAATAAATTGAACGCCTGTTTTTATTGATAGGTATTGAATAAGATACTGAAATCTTATAAACAAATACCCCCCTGAGCGTTGTGTATAGTTTTCATTGTAATTAACTGTTAATGTGTTTGTTTCGTTTAAATGCCCTTTAACATACATCATTCGAAAGTACTCACCAAATGCCAAGTAGTTTAATATTTCGGATATATTCGAAAAGCTATATTGAGAGTTAATCCAATCCTTAAAATCATCGACAAACTGTGCCCAAGTATATTTTTTTAAGACCTCCCAAACTGTAGGCTTGGCAGTCATTACTATTTTGATTCTATCTGATACTTCTTTAATGTAACAAGTGCCTGTTAATAGCTTGCTATTGCCCACATAGTACTCAATTTCTTGTGTTTCATAAACTTCATTACCCGACCAAAAATTTATTGAATTTAACCCAAAAACCACGAAATTGTTTTTTGTAGCTGGTAATGTAATATCGTTACTTACTATACATTTTAGTTTGCTCGGATCAAGGATGTCAAAGGTCTGGATAGTCAAACCTATAGCCGTCTTGTTATCCAAGTCGATACTTTTTTTATTAATGTATAGTCTTTGCGCTTGCATTACAATGACATTGAATTTAATTCGAGTGTTACATTTAATTCTATTGTACTTGTTTTATCATTCTTTGGAAGAATAACAGGGGCATCGCCCTTTAGTTTTATTCTTTGCCAAACATTTGAAACTCCGTAACTCATGTATATGTCTATAGAGCTGTACAACGTTTCTAATATCTTACGCTCTTCACTTGTAACATTTATTTGATACAATGTAATATTTTTTGTAACATCTTTAGAAACAATCTTTGACTTACTTAGTGCGCCTACAAGTGATACATTAAATACACTAAGCTCACCAAGTTCTTTTACGTTTATGTTTTCTTTTCTGTTTTCAAGAAAGGGGAAAAACCTGTACTGACCATTGTTATCAAGCCATTTTATTTGCACAAAGTCACCACAAACGCTACGAGGTTTTATCACATGAGTAACAAGCGGATCACCGTCTTTGTAAAATGTTACAGTTGTTTGCATATCTGTAACTTGTTTTTTGAAACAATAAACAGCTTTCATTATGTACCGAAGCTAATAATTGTTACATCAAAATCCATAGAACTATCTGGCTGGGCAAATCCATACATATCAGTAACAGGAAGAGCACCACCATAGTATAGTAGTCTAATATTAACTGAATTTACTGTTTCTGCGCCAACGTGCCAATGAATAACACCTTGTGAATCAAATTTTTTCATTATTGAAACGGTGTAAGGGGTTGGTATTGGGCTCGGGAAATTCAAAGTTTTTAACGCCGTGGTCGCCGTACCTATGTCCGCCCAGTCACTTTGAGGCACGTTTATTACAAATCGGTAAAAACGCCCTGCCAATATTCCAACTTGCTGATTAACAAAAGCTGCCACCGCATTATCTTGGCTGTCTACATAACTCTTTAGTGCATAACTACCACTAATTTCTGATTTACTGAATACATCTAAATTAGTTCGTGCGACTGCTTTGTTTGTCAGCTCCGATAAGTTGCTCGCAGGCTTCAAGAAGCTTAACTGATTATTTAGCTGATTTTTGTGGGCTGCAAATGTCTGATTATAGGTTTGCTCACCTGGTCTCCCGATTGCTACTCTTTGATTATCGGATATGTAAGAAACAACCGACTGATCGAATAAATACGGATTAGTTAAACTCATTTTTTTAATTTTTTTATGGAACTAATATTTTAAACGGTTCGCCGTCGTAATCATGAAAATCATAGCCATCAAAGTCAACAGCATTAACCTCTGTTAATAATTGATTATCAACTGTTATAATGCTTGTATCATTGTCGCAAAAACAATACACATAAACATATGATCCAGCTGCACAGGTGTACACCTTGGGCTCGTTGTAGTCTAGCTTGCAAGCCCCGTTTAATTCTCCTATTTGTGAAGCTCCCTGTAATGCAACAAAGTCAGTATATGTATTGGTGAAGTTTGTAATATCGTCGTAAAAGAACAAACGTACCCTTTTACTTGCATATTCAGCAATAAACAAGCTGTCAATAGGTTGATTTGCTAAATCTACGATTTCAGGCATTAAAATGCTTAACGTATTTATGTCAGCTGAAAAAATGTATTGCCTTGCGACTCCATATATATCCTTATAAGGTTGCGCCCTGCCTGTCCAAATTGGCATAGTCCCCGAAATGTCCAAATCGTGAACATTAACATTAAGGAAGTCAGGAAAAACCCCATCGCTCGAATTTAGCTGAAGCAAAAAAAACAAAGGATTATGAATCGTAAGTAATTCAAAATCATTTATTTTATTATCTTGTATTAATTCGAGAGTGCGAGCCATGGGCTTGTTATTATGCTACTTAATTGAACTATAATGTCTTTAGATATATCCTTACTTAGCTTACTAACTTCTTGACTGTTAATAACGCTGCTAATAATTGGCCTTCCTATTGTTTGCAATGACCTAGGTTTCCAACCTTCCTTGTGAATTTTTCGAGCCACCGCAAAAGGATTGATTTGAATACCTTTGTCAATTGCCCATTGCTTTATAATTTCTGCCAAAGTTGGTGAGCCTTTGGGAGCGTTCGGATTTGTTGGATTTCTGCCACCCTCGACAAACTTCGAATGTGGTGCGCCATGCAATTGGATTTGAATCGTAAAGTCCGAGCTTAAATCTTTCACTATCAATCCTTTTTCAAACTTACCACTAGCACGCATTCCAGAGCGATTGTAGTTATCCAATATTTCGGAACGCCAACTATTAACGCTTGCAAGTACTGTTTTTTTTATATCAAAATCTAATTGCATTTATTCTATAGTTAGCTCACAACCTACATAATCAATATTTTCACTCAAGAAATTAATTAAAACTTTTCCTTCGGTTCCTTTGCAAATGTACCCATTTGCGCACATGAATCCAGAAATATGACCCTGCCACAACTGCCACAAATCTAGTAACCTATTTGTATATTTTTGCATCATCGTTTCATCTAAAGTCGACTTTGTTCCGATGCTTTCAGCTTTGCGCCCAAGCAGCAAATCACCCTTATATATAACACTTTGCATGGCTGCCGATTGGTCTGCGAAAATTGGAGTTGGAACTAAATTGCACAACAAAACTAATTTATCCACGGGCAAACCGTGGCGAACTTCTGCACTAGCATAGTAATAATCACCGTAAACAAACATAATATTGTTTGCAATGCAGTAGGCGTTTAGTTTGCTAATTATGTCGAAGCTTGGCATTGGCAGCGATTATTTCGTTACGTCTTTTATTGTAATTGTATTCTGTAGCATTTAGAGCAAGTTTTGTCAAACAATATTCGTAAGGCATACTTCTAATTGTATCGTACTTTGTTACATCGCCTCCAGCTAGTTTGTCGATTTGAAGTAACGCCCCAAACTTTTCAAATACTTCGACACCTGCTTCTGTACTTACTTGGTCAAGTTCTACATTAAGTGCTACACTTTCAATCTTGCATATACTTTCAACTTCTTGAACAATGTAATAAAAAAATGCACAATAATCAAATACGTTCAAAGTTACAAAATATTTTTCAAAGAAACAATATATTGTTTCAAATAAATCATTTTTTGTAGCATCTGAATTTCTAATTGTTTCCTGAATGTCTTTTACTTCGCCAAATGTTTTTTTGTGTAGCTTGCCAAAATTTATTGTGTCTTTTGCTTCACACTCATGGGAATAATGGAATGCAAAATTATACGCACCTTGTAACTCGACAGGCAGCTCTTTATATTCTTTGTATGTAATTGCTTTTAGTTTCATATAGTTCGAATACCTACTACTTTCGTTTTGTGTTTAATATTATCAGTATGTAAATAATGTACTACGTATCTTATTGCATCAATCCTGTGATTGTAACTGTCTACTATTATGCCGTTTTTTCTATGATACATATTACACTCATTGCCTAACTTTGTACTTTCATATGTTACGATTAGTTCATATTCATTTAACAATTTTACGCCATCCTCTACACTGTTAGGGTATTTGATACAATCAATCACATTCAGGCCAGCCGATCTCATACTTCGCAAAAGTCTACGTTCCTGTTTGTCTGCTATAATGGCTCTGCGTGTAAAGCTTAGTACTTTATTTATACAAGTATCATGATCGGCCTCGTTCATTTCGTACATTTCATGACAATAGATTTTTTTGTTTACTTTGTCTACAGCTACTTTAATAAGAACATCAGGATCGGGAAAGTCACCGAAATCCATTCCGTAAAACCACGGCAAGGATTCATCAAATTTGCCGTACCGCCAGCGTTCTATACATCTATCTTTTATTTTGTCGAGCCAATGGCCAAGGATTAAATGATTATATTTTTCTGGATTGGTTTCCTTTAAATGATTTATTTCATAAAGAATTTGAGGGTTGACCCACTCCAACGCATCGAGATAAGAAGTATTAATGTAGCAAGTATTATTTACAATGCCATTAAAGCCCTCGTTCACTCCAGAATTTTCAAAAAATCTTTTATAAATCCAATGCGTTTTGTCAGTTGGATTTAAAAGCAAAATGATTTTATTATTTACATCGTTCGCACGAATAGAGAGCTGCAAACTATCAAATTCAGATTCCTCCGTGCATTCCTGAGCCTCGTCGAGCACAAAAATTGAATAGTCTTTTAAGCCTTTTAGTTTGGCAGTTTGGTTTCCCGAACTTGTTTTTATGCCCCCAAAAGTTATTTTTCTTTGCTTTTCATTCTTATTATTCCGACTACGCTTTTTGTAAATTTGGTCTACTTCACTTATTTCATTTTGCGTAGTATGATAATATTCTGATAGTTGTAATAAATTTATCTTTTCTTGGACTTCGGATATAATGGTATTTTTAGCACTCTGGTAAGTGTAGCGAGTATAAAATACTCTATGTTTGTGATTATTTACTAATAAGAATGTTATCAAAGAAATATGAAACGACTTAAAACCATGCCTCCCCGAAGTGCAGACATAAAAGCGTACATCTTGCAAGTCATCCAAAAGCGGTTGAAACTTAGGCAGTATTTTAATTTGTTGGCTCATTGTTAATCACTATCATGGGGGGATTTTCTGGAGCCTTAATTTTATCCTTGCGTGCGCCAGCCGATGCTGAGAATCTTTGAATTGCTTGGGCTTCACGCTCTGTAGCGTACATCTTGTAAATAAATTGAAGGTCAGCGGTACTACCACGCTCCATCATCATCGCCTTTATTTGCAGTCTTATACATGATTTGCCAACCTCGACAGCGTTTTTAATCTTGTCGAATAGTTTGGAACCTACAGGAAAGTATTTATAAAAATCACTTATTGACTTGACTGTGTTAAGCTCGACAAGGCGAGGGGCTAAGTCGTTTACACTTACGACTTCCCCACGCCTGCCGATTTCAATCGCTTCACGAAATACCCTACGTTTGCGACTGTTTTTTTTCTTATGTATCTGAATATCCAAATAAAAAAGTTTTCAAAATATACAAATATATGAAAACTTTTTGATATTATGAAACTCTTTTAATTAGTTTCTACTTTTGTTTTAGTTTCCTGAGTTGGTTTAATTTCGCCTTTGACTATTTTAATCGCCCTGCGCCCCAAATAAAACCAGAAAAATAAACATATAATGCTTATTCCGATACCTATAAAATCAATAATCATAATTTTTGGTTTTTTTTACATTTACAAAATTCAATTGTTAATTTTTGATTTGGCACCAAATTAATATCGTGGCCGTTTGTCATGGCCTGAAAAATTCTTTTCTGCCAAATCGTCGAGGTTAATGCCATGTGTAGCGAAGCAAAATCTATTAAGCTCCCACACTTGCATTTAATTGTTATCAATTTCATTCGATTTACCGATTTTTATTATCTTTACCATCGTTTCATAACCATACCAACTTTCGTTGTCATCTGTTTTTTGAAGTTCAAATTCTGAGTTGCAGCGCCTACAAGAAACTTTTTTTATTTCAAATTCGTTCAAATCAACCGATTGATCTAAGTCTTCTTGCTTTTCACAGATAGGGCAGTCTGCTCTATTCCATGTTATCTCCATGCATTGATCACAGCAAAAGTCTGGAAAAATGCTCAGATCTATTATGTCGCCAATTTTATAATTCATGTGCTTTAAGTTTTTGCGCAATTATATCACCAGCCATTTTTAATCGTTGTGAAAGGATTAATAAATCAGATTCGACAAAAGGATCAGAAAAATCTAATTTTAACAAAGTCAATTGATTACCTTCTTTGAAATTAGGATGGAAACTTGAAAAGTAAAATTCAGTATTATCTGTTTCAATTACATGAATTTGATGTAAGCATTGCCAATAGTACTTTGAATTTACTTCCTTCAAATCGGCTGCGCTTTTCATTTCAAGAAATTCGTAGTGATTCAAAACACTTTCGGGGCATTTTATTTCAATATGAATATATTTTTCGGTTGAAACAATTGGATCCAAAAACAAATCAAAAGAACAACCCACTAACTTAGTACTATCTAAATAAGCAAAGTCGAGCTTTTTTTTTACATGATTTGGGAAAGATTGCATTAAGAAGCCCTCTGCAACGGTTTGCAATTCAATACCCCTTTGCATTGCAAAGCTTGTATAACTTGGCTCTACATGGTCAACAAAGTGGTGAGCTACGACCGAGTTTATTACATCTTGACCAGCTTTGCCAATTCCTTTGGGTGCGCACAGCTTTGCAGCGTCTTCGCTGGCTGTAATGCAACGTGCTCGAGCTAATAGCCATTCTTGAGTGCCACTGATTAGATTGGTTGGTATCATAGCATCACAGGCATTAATGAGATTTCAATACGATTAAAAACAAAAATAATGGGGAGTCTTTCGCCACCTGATTTTATTGTGATTTCATTCTCCCCAGTTATTAACATGGCTTGCAAAACTAGGTCGATATAGCAAGGATTAAAAAACATTCCATTTAATTCTACGTACGATGTTTTTTCAGAAATTTCTCCTTCAAACTTTTTTTTGTAAAAAGTTGAGTTGTTCTTGACCTTGTGTTCTACTATCATATTCGGCAATTTCGCAAACAATGTCTCAAGGCCAAGCATAGTTATTGATGTCATTTTTTGAGTAAATTCTAAATGAAATTTTTCAAAATTAGGCACCTTAATATCAGCCTCTTTACTTTCTGGATAAGAAAGGGTAAGCAGCCCCACTGGAATAATAATTAAGATTTTTGCATCGGTAGCATAAACATATTGCCCTTGTTTGAAGGGGCTGGCAACATACTGCTCACCATATGGAGCCTTCGCATTGTTAAAATGCTTAATTAAATAATCGTATTTGTTCATATTCTTTGGTTTTAAAATCTGTACAATATTACAAAAAGGTTTTGATATAATCAAATGTTTTTAGTTTTTTTAACTAATTATTTCTTTTCGGTGTAATTGTAACCGCTGGTTTTTCAGTTCCGAACGCCTGAGCAACCGTGATTTCTTTGTTGTGAATTTGCCTTGCCATGGTGCGAAGTGATAGAGCCTGCTCCGATGTCATGCTTTCAAGTGTATCAATTTCGAGATAATTAAGTATATTCAATTCAGTGCCTCCAGCTTCTTTGATAAAATTTATTGCATTGGAAACGAACTTATCTTTGGAATAGTCTACTTTGTTGTTTGTTACAACTGGTGCGGGTGCAAGGTATTTTTTAACAGCGTCCAAAACAGGCTCCCAAATGTATTGCGGTATAATGTCCATCACTACGCTGCGGTATGCTTTCATTTGTGCGCTTTGCTTTATGGTCTCGATTTGACTTTGACTGTAGCGCCCAGCTTGCCCCCAAATATTTTCAGTCCATTGTTTTATGGAAATCTTATTTGTTTGCATATCCCACGCCCTCGCCTGAGCCTTTACGTTTTTTTCATTCTCTTCTAAAATAATGCTTTCGACTAACAGATGATCGCAAACCGATGCAATATTTCGAGCAAAAAAAGCTGATGCACCAACGATTAACTTTCTTGTTTTGACCTCTGTTTTAGACAGCTGGCTAAATTGTTTGAGTTGCTCCCTCGTGTAACTGCCGTCACTCTTTGGCTTGGCATATAAGCACTCAAGAGCACGATCTTCATTCGAAGTAAGATAATCAATTATTTGATTCTGCCAACCTTGCGGGCGTGGGTATTGCTTTGCGGTGGCCACCATTACAGCGTATTCACCTCCAATTTTTAACGCTGGCACTTCGCTGGTTTCGATTGGTTGAATTTTAATTTCACTCATGATTTTTGGCTTTAAATTAATACACAAATGTAATAATAATTTTTGATATTATCACAATGTTTTAACGTTTTTTAAGGATTTTTGGTTTCCATTTTTTTTTATTATCTTGGTCCCAATCCTGAATTAAGGAGGTGGGCGGTTGTAGGGCTGCTGGATTAGGGGCGTTAAGCCCCTTTTTTGTTATTTAAATTTTTGACTATTTATTTAAATAAGCATTGATCTTATTAAAGCTTACCAATCAATATTGCTAGCTTGCCCATCAATACACCTATTTCATAATTATCTGATGCCTTTAACTCTGAATGTAAATTACTGTAGACCCTTTTTATCACCTCAACAGTTTTTTTACTTGTTTCGACTTCTTGAGCTGGCTCGCTTGTTTTGGCGTTGTTTGCAATGTTATTCTTTATTAGCTCAAATTCTTTTACTTCTATTATTCCTCTCGCATGAAAAATATTCGTATCATAACTATTTATAGTTATATGTTTTTGATGTATAAGCTCAAAATGAGTATCTAGGCACTTAAAATACCAACGCTCTGAGTTTTCATTGTCATAAAAAGCACATGGTGTAGTTAGTTCTTGAGTTTGTCCATTAGAAAACTTCAAAGTAATTTTCTTTTCTACAGTAGGTTTGTTTGCAGTTTCTTGAGCTGGCTCGCTCTCGGAAACTTGGGGCGAAGTATCAAAGCCTAAAGCTTTGCTTTTGAGTTCGTAAAATTCTGGTAATGTAGATTTTTTAAAAAATTTAAAACAGTGAAAATTAGTATTATCTAAATCTTTATAGTTGAATAACCGACAAACATCGCCCGAAATACTTACTGTCTCGAAATGCGTATTGAAAAAAGCAGTAATAAAAAAATCTTCTTTAATAGAAAATGGAGTTGTAAACTCATGTACTTCGCCCGTTGTACTATCTTTAATTTTTACTATTCTTTCTTTCATGGTTTTTTGGTTTTAAGTGAATCAAAATAAGCTTCAATACTACCGATATTATGCGCCTTGCGCTCTTCATCGGTCAATTCTCTTGTATCATCGCACATTGTACACACCATTTTAGAACATTCTTTAGGGTATGTTGCTGTAATAACATAGTTGTGTGGAGAGCCGTTCAAACAGGCTGCTTCATGCGTTTCATGAATAAATACTATAGTTGTATTGAATACAAAAAACATCTCACACTTAGGACATTGTTTTTGTTCTAATACATCTTCTGTACAGCCTTCACCGTCGCATCGGTCAATATCAAATTCATGACCACAATAAGGACATTTTAAATCTTTCATGGTTTTTCGTTATTAATTTCTATGCAACAAAAATACAAAATAGTTTTGATATTATCATAATATATTAATATTTTTTAACACTTATTTTGTTATTCAAACATTGTCTTCAATGTAATTGATTGGCTTATAATATTATAATCAATCGGTGTTGCTCGCACCCACAAGCTCGCCAGCAGAATATCTGCACCTCCTTGCCGTTCTAAAATTCTTACATATTTCAAAGGTCTTGGCTTTCCTTTTTCGCTAATAAATAAGACCGCTGCCGATTTTTTTTCTCCAACACCTGTTGGAATATCACTTGCTTTTTTAAACAGCTTTACGGGCACCTTTTGAAGGTTTCCTAAATCATGCTTTTCGAGATAGGACATAATACAACGGCGTGCAACAAATATGTAACTGCTCGGTGTTTCCGAAACTATGTAAATTATTTCTATGTTCATAACGCTTTGGTTTTTAGTTTGGTATAAGTTTATTATTTTGCAATCGGTTTGTTTTCAAGTTATTACAGATGCTTGCTAGTGTATTGATATATATAGTATTATATATATTATATTATTATTATATATTATATTATTATATAT